TCACTCCTGAGACACCAAAAGTGCCTGATTTTAAGGTTTCGACTGTTTATTACCAAGTTGAGAACGGTCATGACCGCGATGGACTCGGATCTGAAGAGAATTATTTCTGGAAAACGGCAAAAGAACGAAAAAATGAAACAGAACTCGGTTAAATAAGTTAAAAATCGCCAAATGAGGCGATTTTTTTATGGTTTGAAGTATAAATAAAGAATTATTACTACAGGTATAAATAAATCTAGCAAACTGTTTACTAAATTGAATGAAAACTAGGATATCTAGGTCATTTAAGGATATTAATTTATCATTTAAACCCCATCCAGTCACAAAAGACCTTACAATTCTCAAAAATGCGAATGCAATTAAGAGATCTGTAAGAAATTTAGTGGAAACTATTCCTAGAGAGAGGTTTTTTAACCCAAATTTAGGTACAGACATTCGTTCAAGTCTATTTGACTTCTGTGACTTTGGTACTGCATCGGTAATCGAGAGACAAATCGTCACAACGATTGAAAACTTTGAACCTCGAATCGATAATTTGGATATCGAAGTGATTCCTCGACCAGATGACAACGAATTTGAGGTAAATATCTTCTTTGATATCATCGGACAACAGTTTCCTAGACAAGCATTCCAGTTCATATTAGAAGCCACAAGATAATATGCCATTTACCAAATTTACAAACTTAGATTTTGACCAGATAAAGACCTCAATAAAGGATTATCTTCGCACGAACTCAGATTTTACTGATTTTGACTTTGAAGGGTCAAATTTTTCAGTTTTAATTGACACTCTTGCATATAATACCTACATTACTGCGTTTAACTCAAACATGGTTGTAAATGAGTCTTTTCTTGACTCTGCAACAGTTCGAGAAAACGTTGTTTCACTTGCTCGAAACATTGGATATGTTCCAAGATCTAAAAGTGCAGCAAAGGCAACTATATCTTTTGACATAGATTCAAACGATACCACAGAGGTGTCTACGGTGACCTTGAGGGCAGGTCTAGTTTGTATTGGTAGCAGTAATGATATTACATATACTTTCTCAATTCCAGAAGATATAACGACTGCAGTTACATCTCAATTTGATTCGGGAGGTAGTCGAACTGGATATACAGCATCTTTCAATTCAATTGAGGTTTTTCAAGGAACTTTGATTCGTAAAAGTTTTACAGTTGATGGATCACTTGATCAAAGATTTATTTTAGACAATCCTTCAATTGATACTTCTACAATCATTGTATATGTAAAGGATGATCCAAGTGGTGCAGATAAAGGAACTCTGTTTACACAAGCTGATAATATTTTAAATATTGATTCAAACTCAGCAACCTTCTTAATTCAGGAAGTTCAGGATGAAAAGTATGAACTTTTATTTGGAGACGGTATCTTTGGTCGAAAGATTGAAAATGGAAAAACAATTAACGTAACTTATCTTGTAACCGATGGAAGAGAAGGAAACGGTCCTGCATTCTTCTCATTTGCTGGAAATATTGAAAATGATTCAGGATCATCATCAACATTAACAAGCACACCCACTATATCTGTGGTCTCTGCTGCCTCTAATGGCGGTGATATAGAGTCTGTAGACTCGATTAAGTATTTTGCCCCTCGACTTTATTCATCACAGTACAGGGCGGTTACAGCAAGGGATTACGAAGCAATCATTCAACAAATTTATCCAAATACTGAGAGTGTTTCTGTAGTTGGAGGAGAAGAAATTGATCCACCACAATTTGGAACTGTTTTTATTACAATCAAACCAAAAAATGGTGACTTTGTATCAGATTTTGATAAGACTCAAATATTATCAGATTTAAAGAATTATAGTCTTACAGGAATTAATCAGAAAATTGTTGACTTGAAAGTTCTTCATATTGAATTGGAATCATTTATCTATTATGACTCCTCAAGAGTTAAATCTATCAATGAATTAAAAACAAGAGTAACTAACGGTCTAACTACCTATTCTAAGTCAACTGATGTAAATAAATTTGGTGGTAGATTTAAGTATAGTAAGGTTTTAAGTGTAATTGATAATATTGAGGATTCAATAACATCAAATATTACAAGAATTCGAATCAGAAGAAACTTAAATGCTCTTTTAAATCAATTTGCACAGTATGAAATTTGTTTTGGTAATCAGTTTAATGTCAAGAGTGAAGGATTGAATATTAAGAGCACTGGATTTAAAATCTCTGGTGTATCAGAGACAGTATTTTTAACAGATACTCCAAACGCGGATAAACAAACAGGAATTGTATCAATTGTTAAGAGAGATATTGTTGATGGTCAAAAAATAATTATTGTTGAGAACGCAGGGACAGTTGATTATATTAAAGGTGAAATAAATTTAACTACAATTAATATTACTTCAACTGATAAACCAAATAATATTATTGAGATACAAGCATTCCCAGAATCCAATGATGTCATAGGTCTTGAAGATTTATACTTGAAATTTAACATTGAAAGTAGTTCAATAAATATGGTTAAAGACACCATTTCATCTGGAGATCAAATATCTGGTGTTGGTTATAAAGTTACATCAAGTTATACAAACGGAGATTTAATACGAGGATAGTATGATAAGTACTGGTATTGATACAAGAATTAAAGTTCAACAAATAATTGAAAATCAACTTCCTGAGTTTATTTTATCAGAAAGTCCAAAAGCAGTTGATTTTTTAAAGCAATATTATATTTCCCAAGAGTATACTGGGGGTCCGATTGACCTTACAGATAATCTAGATCAATATTTAAAGTTAGATAACTTAACACCTGAGACCTTAAAAGGTTCAGTTACGCTTGACGCTGATATTACTTCAACAGATAAAGTAATTAATATTTCACCAAACACAAAAGGATTTCCGAAACAATACGGATTGTTAAAAATTGGTAGTGAAATCATCACATACACTGGTATGACTACAAATACCTTTACAGGGTGTCAACGTGGATTCAGTGGAATTACAACTTATAGAGATATCAATAATCCATCTGAATTAGTATTCTCCACATCAACAGCACAAGAACACTCAAAGGGTGTAAATGTAGATAATTTAAGTTCATTATTTTTACATGAGTTTTATAAAAAGATAAAAAATACTTTTACACCTGGTTTAGAAAATACAAATTTTGTTTCAAACTTAGATGTAAATAATTTTATAAAAGAAGCTAGAACATTTTACGAATCAAAAGGAACGGAAGAATCTTTCAGAATCTTATTTAATGCATTATATGATGTAGATCCAAAAGTAATTGATTTAGAAGAATACTTAATAAAACCATCATCTGCAAAATATGTAAGAAGAAAGAGAATAGTAGCAGAAAGACTAAAAGGAGAACCTTTAAATTTAAAAGGTCAAACTATTATTAGATCGACAGATACAACCTCTACTGCCTCTGTGTCTGAAGTTGAAATATTAACAGGTATTTCTGGAATTTCAACAATCAAAGATTATTACATTTTAGATCTTTTTGTTGGATTTGATGAAGAAGAATTCATAACTGGAAGATTTGATGTAACAGGAAAAACAAAGGTTATAACTGATGTTTCAATTGGTTCTTCAGTCATAACTGTAGATTCAACTGTTGGTTTTGGAACCACTGGAACAATCATTTCAGGTATAAACACAAATATTGTTTACGCTGATAAAACTGTTAATCAGTTTCTAAGTTGCACAGGCATTTCAAATCAAATTAATTTGGGTGATGATGTTATTGCTGATGATAATATTTTTGGATATGAGAATGGAGATTTGACAAAAAAAGTTGAATTAAGAATTACGGGTGTATTAAGTAAGTTTTTACCATCCGAAGATAATAGATTATCATTAGAAAATGAAACTATAGACATTAAAAGTATTGGTGAAATAATTGAAAATCCAAATACAAATAAATCTCAAAAAGAAATATTTGCAAATTCATGGATTTATAACACATCTTCAAATTATGATATTATAGATTCAATTAGCGGAACACAAAGTTCCATTCAATTAAAATCTAAGATAGATAAATCAAGTTTAAGAGTTGGTGATTCGATTCAAATTTTAGAAAAGAAGAGTAGTCCTTTTTCTTTGGGAACTGTTGTTCAAGAATCGGTGATTGAAAGTTTAGTTATAACACAAAATAAGATAACAATAAATCCATCTTTTGAATTTAGTTCTTCAAAAAGATATGCAATTAGAAGAGTAATAAGAAAAACTTCCAGTTCTGCTGATATATTAAAATATGGAAATAATACAGTTACTGCAGATGTTCAAAATGTATATAATGAATCAGATGAAAGTTTATATGTAGCAAGTAATTCTCTTCCTTCGTCTGGAGTTGGTAAAACAACATCTACAGTTAGTATACCAAATGTAATTGAGAACACTACAATTCAGGACTTTAACAGTTTAGATAACAAATATTCTACAATTTCATTTAGTGTATCTGATATTCCTTTTGTAACAGGAGATCAAGTATATTATGAACCAGAGGCAGAACCATTAGTAGGACTTACTGCTGGTCTGTATTTTGTTAGAACAATAGGTTTTAATAAAATTAAACTGTTTAAATCACCAGCTTTTATTGAAGCTAATGATTTTATTGAATTTGGTGTTCCTACTGATACCAGTACTTTTCATAGATTTACTCTTGCGAATCAATATAATAAGTTTGTAGCACCTCAAAAATTACTTAAAAAGTATCCAGTAAATGTTGCTGAAAATTTAGGTAAAAACATAGAAACAATTCCTGGACCTGTTGGAATGTTGATTGATGGTGTTGAAATTGAAAATGGAAAATCAACTGATAGCATTTTTTATGGATCTATTGAAAACTTTTCAGTAATTGGGTTTGGAACAGATTATGATATAATCAATCCACCTGTTATCGAAGTTGGATCAGTATCTTCAGCATCAACACAAGCATTAGTTAGTCCTGTATTAAGTGGAGATATAAAAGAGATACAAGTTGATCCACAAAATTTTGATATAGAAGATGTAATATCAATTCAATTGACTGGGGGTAATAGTGGAGAAGCAGTTCTTCAACCAGTTCTTCGTAGAAGAAATAGAGTTTTAGAATTTAGTGGAGTTACCAGTGCCTTTGGAGGAGGTGTTGATACATTCTCAGAAACAATTACATTCTTAAAACCTCATAATTTGATAAGTGGTCAAGTTTTAGTTTATGATAAAAATAAGAATACACAATTAGGAATAGGAACTTTTAAAGGGAGCAACTTAGCTAATTTTGAAAGTTTAATTGATGGACAGCAATATTGGCCAGAGGTAGTTGGATTATCAACCATTCGACTTTACAGAAACGAAGTAGACTACACATCAGGTATTAATACAATAGGATTTACAGATATTGCAAAGAGTGGAATTCATAAATTCAAGTTAAAAGATGCTAAAAATAGTCTATCTAGTATTCGAGTTATAAAATCAGGAAGACCTTATCTAAGTAGAAAAGTATTTGTCGATTCCTCTCTTGGAATATCTACATACAAATCGATAGTTACATTTAAAGATCATGGATTTTCAGATGGTGAATTGGTTTCTTACTCACCATTTGTAGGTTTAGGCACAACCTCACCTCAAAATATATCAGGACTATCCACCACAAATCAATATAATATTATCAAAATTGATAATGACAATTTTAGAGTTGCTAACGCTGGTATTGCTGGCACTGATAATACCAATTTTATTAGAAAAAATCATGTTGATTTTAAAACAACTGGAACTGGATATCAGTTATTTAAATATCCAGATGTTGAATTAACTATAAACGCAATTTATTCTGTTCCAACTTCCGATAAAATAAACTTAACTCCTATCATACAAGGTCAAATCTTAGATGCATCCTTGTATGGAAAAGGTAGTGGTTATGGATCAACAGATATTATTAACTATGAAAATAAACCAAACATTCTAGTTAAAAATGGAGTATCAAGACCAGGCAAAAACATAACTCCATCAATAGTTCCTATTATTTCAGATGGTAAGTTAATTAATGTTAA